AAACTATCGGGTATGTTGATGCGTCATTTTGGTGGTCAACTCCGCTAGACTTTTCAGGTTCCCCATTCTTGTCATAGGCCTGCTGCTCAAGGCCACGCGCAGTATTAGGGCAAGCAGAGTCATTCACCCACACTTTCCCGCATTCTAGCGCCTTATTCATAGCCAGCACACGGTCTTTAACTGCTGGGTTGCTGGCGTTAACGCGAACATCAAACCCTGCCTGCTCAAGCAGTGCGATGTCTGACGTGCTGGCGTTGTTTGACTTGCGATTCTTCCCGCTGGCGTCTGGATACATGATTATCCGGTGACCATTAGACTGCCATCGCTCATTGATAACGCGGATCACGTCCGGCGTGTCGAACAGGTCAGACAACTCAGCCACTGCGTGCCACCCATTTTGGCGCTGCACATAGACAGTGCTGGCCATCTTGCCAACGTTGAAATCCTGCCCAATGAATAGTGGCTCTCCGTCTTTGATTGTTTCGCGGCTTCGGCATCGTTCTCGGTTGTAGGCGTGATAGACGGTTCCCGATGTCAGGTTAACGAACTCGCCATCCACATAGGCATCAACAAGCTGTGACGGGTAGGTGTTATACAGGGACGGGATGTAATCGGACGGCAGGTTCTTGGCATTCTGCCTTGTGCTGGCCTTGGTTAGCGAATAGAACTCCGCAATCTCTGGCCTCTCTTGCAGGTCGACAACAAACAGCCGATGGACGAAGTTAAACCCCTCTGGCGTGGTCGTGAAGTCCACCGTGTTTACCGGATAGTCAGTGCGAACGCTTGACATGCGGGCTATGATCTTCTTCCATGCCGCGTCAGCCTTATCCATCTTCATGGTGTCGATTTCGTCAATCTGGGCGTGATTGATGTCGAAGCCAACTATTCTGTGAGCGTGCTCCATGGCGCGACACTTAACCATTGCATATTCAACGCCATCAACCAGCAGCACAACCTCTTTCCGACTTACGTTGATATCTACGGTTAGATCCGCGCCAACCTCATCAGATAAAGCTTCGCCAACCTCGGAAATAGTGGTGTAGAAAATATCCTGAATCATTGGGTAGGTAGGGGCGAAGTACCCTAGTTTTATGCCAGGGTAATTCAATGCAAGCATCCACTGCCTGACGCAACCAACAAACGTCTTTCCGCTTCGATACCCGCCAACGAATGCGTTGAACTTTTTCTGTGCAGACAGGAAATCAGCTTGTGGGTTATTCAGGCAAAGAGGCATCTTCAACCCTTAGCGTGATGTTGAACTTCTTGCGATTTGTTGCCTCACCGTCACTGATTCCTAGCATGTCGTTCATGGTGGCAATGGCCGCTCTGGCCGCTGCAAGGTTCTCTCTGCGCCTGTTCTGGTTCTGGTCAATGTAAGTATCAAGCCCAGCTTCGGTGATGTCCTTGAGCCATTTAAGGCGCTGCTCGACCGTAATGCAAAACCTTTCCTCGGCCTTTCCCCTTGCCTTACCTTTTAACTCTTCAATCCTTGCCTTCACCTTTTCCTGGGCGAGCATGGTTGATGCCTTTGAATACTGCACATCCACCTTTGCCTTGCTGTTTGGATTTGCCTTTCTCCACGCCTCGGTTGCGTTGCCTCCATTAAGCACAAACTCCTGCGCGAAGGCCTCCTCCTTTTGGTTTAACTCGCCCATATCATGCCCCCAGCATTTACCCCGCACCCAATGCGGTTTGTGTCAAGTGTAACATGAGGCTAGTGGAAATGAAAAAGCCGCTCAATGGCGGCTATTCCTGTTGCTTCTTGTTCATCCCGAGATAGTTGATTATCTCCCGTCTTTGTTCGCGCAGTCTATCAACCTCGCGCTCTGCCTTGAATAGCTTTGCGTCAATCTCTTTCAGTCCTTCCGGTGTTTTCTTCATCGCCTTTCCTCACCGTTAAATAGCCACCGTCATCCGTTGGCTGCACTATGTCTAATGAATCCCATGCGCCAAGCTGATGGAATACCTTGCCTGCAACCTCTTCGCGCATCTTACCTGTGGTGGCTATCCATGCCAGGGTGAGCAGGTGCGTCTTGTTAATCTCGGCCTTCACCCAATCAAAATGAGCCTGACTCAGCGCCTTATTGATTGCATCCTGCTTGACTGGCTCCGGCAGCGTCAGCTCCATGGATGGCAGGTATTCACGCCCTTGCTGGTCACGGCAAATGGCATAACATGTGATCACCCACTTGAGTGGAGTCTCACCGACTGCCATAGCTCTCTCCCAGTCAATGAGTGATCGCTGGCCAGCCAGGGTGAATGGCGTTACTCCACCATCCAATCCATACACCGACGCAAACAGCGTCCGGCTTGCCGTGTCATTTGCCAGCCACAATGTGCGCTTCATGCTGCGAGCCTTCTGTGCTGGAGTCATGGCCGCTCGCTTGCGGCTCATGAGTTGCTGGAGGTCTATGCTATTCACTGTAAGCATCCCACTCCTTGACTGCCTGCTCTGCCAGGTGGTCATCTATGATTTCATCAATCACAGCCTGCAATGATTTGCTTGCCCCTGAATATGACAGCTCGGCGATGCAGTCGAAAAGCCGATTGTACTTGTCTCCATTGGCACCCATTGCAATCTCTGCAATCTTGGCCATGTCACCAGATATTCCCTGGCGATTCCTGGCTATAAATCCGCTGATGAATGCCTGCTTAGTCTTAGTCTCTGCCATAGTTCCCCCCATCTTGTCTAGCGTGTGGATTGAATGGTGAATTAGATCCTGCTTGCTTGGCTTCACTCTGGATCGCCTTAACAACCTTCTGCTCTCTAATAACAACAGAAAGCGTTGGGTCGTCAGAGTAAATCACATCAATATCAGCATCTTTAAAGCAATTTCCAGCGGCACTAATCAGCATCTCAGCCTCTTCCTGGCTGGTTCCAGTTTTCAGCTTAACTGTTATTTTTCTCATGGCCTTGCTCCGTTGTTCTGCCGCCCAGAACATCAGGCGGCGATGGTTATGGTGTTTTCTGTGTCGCATCAGTAGTGGATCTTCACTGCTGGGATCTTGCCATTGGCAATAGCTTTTAGCGCTGCCTTTGCAAACTCTTCTGGCACACCCTCAGCGATCATTGCTTCCAGCGCTGAGCGGTTGATGCTAGCGCGGTGATTCTTGTCTGCTTCACGGATCTTGATTTGACGCTCACGCTCTGCGGCTTCATCTTCAAGTCGTTGGCGTTCAGCCTCTGCGGCGCGTTGCGCAGCCTGCTCTGCTTGCTGCTGTGCGCGGATTGCTGCTTGCTCGGCTGCAATCTTGGCCTGCTGCTCCTGCTCGATGCGGCGGCGCTCGGCTAACTCTGCATCGCGCTTTGCCTGTTCTGCGCGTCGCTCAGCTTCATGCTGTAGTCGCTCGGCATCAATGCGCGCCTGCTCTTGGCGTTGACGCTCTGCCAGTGCGGCCTGCTCTGCGATGAGGCGATCACGTTCTTCTTGCTCACGCTTGGCTTGCTCTTGGCGCAGGCGTTCAAGCTCTGCCTGCTCGGAGTCGTAGGCATTGCGAGCAGAAATTGCAGAAGTAAGCGCAGACACTGCGGCGTCCTTTGCTGCAATCGCCTTGGCAATATGAATGCCGAATGACTCATCAATGGCGATCGCTTGGCACTCAAAAAGCGCATCATGCAGCAAGGAAGCCTGGAAGCCCGGGTGCGGCTGGGAAGCAATTTCAGCAAAGCCTTTAATCTCATCAATCCGAGTTATGATTGCAGCCTCGATTGCCGCTTGCTCATCTTCCCACTTGGTAAGTGGTGCCCGCACTTCATCACGCAATGCGTCGCACTTTGTCACCCAGTCGCGGAGCTCCTTTTCAACTTCCTTTGGTAGCTCCTTGATGTGTTTCAGGTATTCGCGGCCAGGCTTTTCTACTGCCGTTTTGCTGCGGCTGACCTGTGCAGCCAGTGACGCAATCCGATCACGGCCTTTCTTGGTTGTCAGGTCTGGAACTTCGCCGCTTACGGCTTCCTTGACTTGATCAAAGTATTTATTCAACCCGCCGCCGACATAGATTGTAGGCGCTAATTCATTGGTGATTTCAATTACTGCAACTTGGTTTTCCATTGTATAGCTCCGTTGTTTTCTTCCTGATAAATATGGCCCATTGCTGGGCCATTGTCAAAATATTATTTGTTACATCCAGTCTGGAAGGTCATCGCTGTAGCCTGGCGCCTGGGCGCTGGATTGTTGCTGGCTACCGCCTTGAGCCTTGTTGCGATTGTCCTTGGTCTTTAGCAACGGGATCATCTTGTCCACTGCGGTGGCTGGTGCGTTTGCCATGGCCTCCTTGAGCGTCTTGCGCGACTGAGCGCTGAACGGCATGACGATCTCGAACTTGTACCCTTCGCTTCCGTCATTCTTGGTAAACAGCTCCTTCTGCACAACCAGGCCAATCTGCTTTCCTTCAAACTCAGGGCACACCCAATCCTCGCCTACCTGCTTGCTGGTCAGTGTTTGCAGCTTGAGCAGGCCCATCATGGCGTTAACCAGGTTGTAGCCAGTGGTGTTACATGTGCCGTCTTTCTTCTGGTACCAGGCGGTGAGGTAATTCAGTTTGCCTTGGTCACACTCAAGGCTGAACTCAATACCTGCTGACTTGCTGCCGTTGCTGCCCTGCACATACTTGGCTGACAGCTTGCCGACATACGCGCCTGATTCGGTGATGCCGAATGACTCACGGGCCGACATGGCTGATTCTTGGCTGAACTGGAACATAACGTTGTTTTGCATTGTGTTGCTCTCCTGGCCTACATGGCCGATTAGTTGAAATACCCGTAGTCGATAACAGCCTGATTCACCAATTCGAGATCGTTCTCGATTTGGTCTGAGCTGAACATATCCTCTGGCGTTTTCACGCAATCGAGGCCGTTGGTTTTGGTCGAGAAAAAGTGCATGCCATCACGAACCTGGCAGCGAAGGACGATACTGAACAACCCCTCCAGCACCACCTTTTCGCGGATCATCTTGCCGGTTGTCTTGGCAGTCATGCGCCCATCTTCTGACGTCTCGATGTGCGTCATGAAGTACACGATCAAGTTTGATTCGTGGTTTGTGATGTGGGTTATCAGGTCAACATAGTCCTTTGCCATCTCCACGAACTTCTTGAATCCTGTTTCATCACTGCGGCGCAACTCATCGTTGAGCATTATGTATTGAGCATCGTCGATAACTATGGTCTTTTTGCCAAGTGACTCGGCGGCGTCAACCCACTTCTTAATCACCTGATACTTGTCTGTGCGAACCACTGAGCCAGTCTTGGCTTCCTTGTCCCATGCCTTCCAGTCAGAAGACCGGAACGGAAGAGGCTTCTTGATTGGCTGAATGATCAGCGTCTCGGCCGGATTAAGCGACTTTGCAGAGCGGGTCTTGCCGCTTCCACTCTCACCTAAAATCATAATTGGAATAGCCATGTTTCTCTCCGTTGTTTCTTGTTATCGACAATTTACCGGATATCAGATTTCACTTATTTCTATTTTTCTTGAGCTAATAACATCAAACCCCTCAAACTCATCACGCCCAGACTCCCAGTCTTTTCCAAATGATGGGCTGCAAATCCACTCATAGACTCCAGCGTCATCTTCCGAGTCAGGAGGAAGCCCAACATCTTCCGCCTCGCATCCGTTGTCAAAAAATGAATAGTGTATGTTTGGCTTCTTAACGATAACAACAGTTCCGCATACGCCAATAGCGACAATCCATTTCGAGCTATATGGAGAGTCATACTCATCATCAGTAACGGTTGATTCAACACTGCATATTTCAAATAACATTCCAATCACTCCAGTTAAAACGGCTCATGCTCAAGCCACTCTTCCAAGCTCATGCCTGCCATCTCTGCGCACTCAGTGTAAAACGCAATTTCCTCTTCGCTCATACTTAACCCCTGTTAGCTATTTGCAGCAGCAAGCGCAACTTGCAGCGCGGCGATCTCTTCCCAGGTCATGGCGCACGACATACGCAATGCTAGATCCTTGCCAGCGACCATGATGTTTGCGCCTTCCATGTTTCCCCAGCGAGTGACAGTTATAGTTGCGTCACCCTGCTGGACGAACACTTCGATGGTCGGCGTCTTGATGGTTTCGAGCTTCATATCAGATTCCAATAAATGGCCGATTACTCGGCCTTCAAGGTTGAAAGGATTGCATCCAGTGCAGCTTCACGAACACTTGAGCAAGTCAGGTAGTTCATGCAGATGCGGGTCTGGCGCTGAAGGTATGCACTGATATAGGCGTTTGTCAGGCGCTCCAGGTCATCTACGAACATATCAGGCGTTACTCCGTCCTCAATCATCATGCGAACCGCACCTTGAGCCATCTCGATAACTTCTTGTGGTAGCTGGTTTTCCATTTTACCGCTCCGTTGTTGTCTCGCCTTGATGTGATAGATAGTAGCAATTCTGGTGGTGGAGTCAATATGTTCGTAAATCTTTTTTTGGTATTTTGTGCTTTACTTTCTGAAATATAGTGATAGCATTCAACTCATCAACCAAACGGGAGTTAAATCATGGCTAAGGTAGTAAAGACAGTCCGCATTGAGGAATCATTGATCGATGCCGTTAATAAGATTGCAGACCAGGAATTCAATGGAAACGCCACTGCTGCGCTTGAGGCCTGCATGGAGCAAGCTATTGCGCTTCGCAAAATTCCAGAGAATGTTCGCTGGGGCATTTACTCAAACTCAAACCAGCAGATGCTTGACGATCTTGATGTTGAGCGCGGAACAAAGGATGAGTACGAAGCAATCAGATCATTAACCACATCACTATGGATCTGATAAAGACTCTGGTTAGCTAGGAAAAGGAGCAATGCTCCTTGAGGGGATGATTTATTAAGTGGTTTAAGCATGACTCAAATGCAAACACTGACAGCAAGCTGCAGAATGTTTTGCTCGATTATGGGCTTGAGGGTTACGGCCTCTACTGGTACTGCATAGAGCTTATTGCAGGAAACGTAGACGCTGACAACATCACATTCAGCCTTGAGCATGACGCAAGAATTATTGCCAGAAACACAGGAAGCACAGCTCAAAAGGTTGAGGAGATGATGCGTTACTTTGTAAACGTTGGTCTGTTTGAATGCTCAGATGGTGTTATTACCTGCATGAAGATGGCCAAGCGTCTTGATCAATCAATGACTAGCAACAAGGCAATGAGGGCAATTATTGACAAGTTAAAGGATGGAAATAACTCTCCAGCAGGAAATATAAATCATGACGTAGTCATGACTGAATCAAGCGTTCGTCATGATGGAGTCATGCAAGAAGAGATCAGATTAGAAGAGAATAAGATCTCTTTGTCAGCAGAAGCTGACGACTGCAACGCAACTGGAAAATGTGAGGAATCCGCACCTTTAAATCCATCAACAGAAAACTGCCCACACAAGGAGATAATCGAACTATGGCATGAGCTAATGCCAGAGCTGACATCAGTAAAGACGTGGAACGAGAAGCGAGCCAAGATGCTAAAGGCTCGATGGAATGGAAAGGACATGGACGGCAACAAGTTCAACAACATGAAATTCTGGCGCAAGTACTTTGAGTACATCCGCGAAAGCGACTGGCTAATGGGCAAAACTGGATCTGGCTGGTCTGCGACGCTTGAGTGGGTAATTACAGAGTCTAATTTCAACAAGATTATCGAGGGGACGTACCACAATGCTAATTAACCAACTTGACCATGAAGAGTGCGTTTTAGGGTACGCGCTGGCCAACTACAACTCCACGGCATCAAAAGCCATTGCAATGCTATCTCCTGATGACATGAGCACGGATGGAACAAGATGGCTGATAGGCGCAATAAAAATGGTGGCCTCCCGAGGTAATCCTGTTGATGTCTTCACGGTAGATACTGAGCGACAGATCGCAGAGAGAAAAAATAGAATACCATCCGTCTGCAATCTGGCCTGGCTGATAGAGATAGCCAAAAATTCCACCGGGGCAAATGTTGAGGCAAAGGCAAAAATCATCAGGGCTAACGCCGCCATGATGAAAGCCGTTTTGAAGCTTGATTCCCTAAAGGCAGAAATACTGGATAGCCAAGACCCAGTGAAGGCAATGCAGTCAGCGAAGGCAGCGCTAATGGCAATGGATTTCGGCATTGAGCGTAAGAAGCCAAGAATGCTGTATGACCTAGCCTGCGAGTACACAGAGGTTAGGGGTGACATTTACGAGGGGAATGCTCCTGCTGGCATTAAATTAAACCCAGGAGGAATGAGTCACGCATTTGGAACTATTGGCCTGTCTGACTTCATTGTAATCGCTGGGAGACCAGGTAGCGGAAAAACTGAATTATCTGTTGCTGTGGCAAATGAGCTAGCAGTAGCACAAGGGAAAGCAGTGCTTTACAAGTCTCTTGAAATGGACGGGTTAGAGCTTGCTGAGCGTGCCTTGCTGTCACTGTCAGGGCTTGCTGTTGACGCTGTTGAGGCAAAAATATTTGAGGGTAAGGAATCAGGCCCATTCGGAATGGCAATGAATGATTTCATAGGGAAGCCATTTTACGTAGATGATTCCGCAGGCTGCACCGTTGATGATGTTGTTGTCCAGTGCAAGGAATTCTGCGCGGAGCATCCGAACGTAGGAGCGTTGATAGTAGATTATGTCGGCCTGCTGGAAATTGGAGGAAACTTTAGCCGCCATGACTTGGCTATAGGCGACATCACTCGCAAGCTAAAACTCCTGGCCAAGGAGCAGAAGATACCAGTGATAGGCCTGTTCCAATTGTCGCGTGACGTCGAAAAGCGAATAGGTAGCCGCCGCCCTGTTGCTGCCGACCTTCGAGACTCCGGCAGTATCGAACAGGACGCCGACAAAATTGTGATCGTGCATCGTGACTGCATCAACAACCCGCAGACTCCCATGAAAAACGTGGCCGAGCTGTTGAACGTTAAGCGCCGCCGAGGGCAGCCAACGAATGGCTACATGGAATTCAAAAATGGCCACTTCTTGCCAATCCCTGACGAAGAACAAGCAAGATGGCGCATTGCTTCGGAAGAATCTCCGGCCCCGCAGAAAAAAGGAAACGGGAAAGGGCTTAACCTGGGCGATAACGAATGAAACCACAAACAGAATCAGAGCTATCAGCGTGCCGAGCGATAGCCAAGGCCATCATCAAAAAGTCAGATGACAACGGATGGCGGAGGTTATCGCGTGACAAAGTGTCGGATCTGGTGGCCAAGGAAGTTAATCTCCAGGCCATGCTAACTGGCATAGATAGTCTGTGGATTAAATCAACGATGATGAGAATTCAAGACGGGAGAATGTGATGAATGAAGAATTTTGCACAGTTTCAAGAAGCGAATTAATCGAGCGACTACGCCAGGCAGAAAAAGACGCAGCTCGCTATCGGTTCCTGATTGATAACTGCACAACTCAACAGGCTGATAGTTGTGGGCCAATTTTCGTGATGACCATTCGCATAAAAAGTCATCCAGGTAACGTTGGTCTGTCGATTGATGAGGCTATGTAATGGAAGAAAAAGTGAAATGCCCACGCTGTGAAGATGAGTTCGACGATTTTACGCCAGAGGCTGACTTCATCGGGTGGCATGGGGTGTGCGTTAAGTGCTTCCTGTCTGGGGATTCTGATGCCTGACCTGATGGTAACCCGTGGCAACCTGGACGAGGCCATGGCGCTGATTCAGGACGAAATCGAGCGGAATCATGTTGCGCTGGTATCCGTCAGCTCAGGAACCACTGGCAAATGGGGAATGAGCCGCTTGTGGCGCTCGTGGATGAATTCCATGGCTAAATGGATGGCATCACAAGGGGTAACCATGCCGCTTGCTGTAAAGGCGACTGGAGAGCATTACGGTGTGCGTCCGTTTAACGCTGATGACGCTCACGAACTGTTTAGTATGCAGCTACTCGGCTGTGACGCCGACGGCACCCGCCTTAGCTGGGCCAAATCTCCACATGACGGGATGCGAGTTGCCACCAAGGGCGAGCGCCTGCACGCCATGCGAAGAATGGAGGCATGGGCAACTGAGCGCGGGATCGTCCTGTTTAACCCACGCGATAGCGAATACAGACAGCTGATTGAGCGGCAAGACATGTAAACCATTTTCCTGGCGTCACGAAAATGGTTATGACGCCTAACCGCAAAGTTTATCTTGACAGTTAGATAGCATGGTGTAGAGTTTGAATCGTTGATGGCCTTCGGTATTGAGTGTGCAAGACTCGTACATACCAAAGGCCATAAGCCTTGAGCCCTGATATGTCTGCTTGCACCAGACCGCTATCGGGGCTTTTTATTTGGGATTATTTGATGAATATCGTTTTATGCAATAACTCTTCAGGTTTTTTCGCTCCTGTAGACGCGTCGCTAATCGGCTCGCTGCTGACTACCTACCGCATGACGCGCGCCAGTGTTGACACCGTGGCCGCATGTATGGCGTCAGACGACTGCAAGACCGCTATGCGCTACTATCTGGAAGGATGCCGAGACATGCAGGGCCGCGTCGGGTTGAATGTTGACGTCCTGATGCAGCCAGATAAAGCCATCGCCGCGCTGAATGCCGACTACTGGGACAAGGCGCTCAAACTGACCGACGTACTGGAGTGCATGCCGCAGAAGCGCCGAGATGAGTGGTATTCGTCTATCAAAGAAATGCAGACTCCTGAGTTCAACGAGGCTAACTTGGTCAACACGCTGCAGGACTTGCTTAACTCCCGCGAGAGGTTCTTTGCCGAGCGTGTCGACGGCATCTTCCGCGCGCTATCGGGTGAACATGTGACCAACGCGCCGGGCGGATTCGGCAAGCGCATGATTATCTATGTGCAGACCAGTTATGGCACCACGCACACAACCAACGTAGGTCACATCGCCGACCTGCGCAAAATCATTGCCAAGTTTATGGGCCGTGACGAGCCTCGCGGCTGGGGCGCTACCGAGCAAGCTATCCGTGCTGGCATGGGCCAGACTGGCGAGTGGCTGACGATAGACGGCGGGGCTCTGCGGATCCGCTGCTACCAGAAAGGCACGGCTCACCTGGAAGTACACCCAGATATGGCATGGCGACTTAACGGGATCCTGGCGTTGCTCTACCCGGCAGCGATCCCCGCCGAGTTCCGGCAGAAGCCTACACGCAAGCCGAATAATGTCGAGCTGATGCAGAAGCCGCTACCATTCGCCGTTGTTGAAGAACTTGCCGCTGCCACCCAAGCGTGGGAGTGGATTGACGACTGGAAGCGCCACCGCCGTTTCATACCGAACACCCGCACGCTGCGCTATGATGTGGACAAGTTTATCAAGCAGCAAACCGAAGCGGTATATCGGGCAATCGGTGGCGTGCCTGAGAAGACCATTTGGCACTTCGATTACGACCCGACGACGGTTCTGCATCAGATCATCGCATCAGGCTGCATCCCTGACCACAAGTCGCACCAGTTTTACCCAACACCTGAATGGTTGGCGCAAATAGCTGTTGACCACGCCAGCGAAGGTGATGACGGCGACATGCTGTGGCTTGAGCCTAGCGCAGGTCAAGGCGGCTTGGCGCGGCTAATGCCTTCCGGTCGGACATTGTGCGTTGAGGTCAGCCAGTTGCAGTGTGACATACTGACCGCCATGGGGCTATCAACTGAGCGTGCAGACTTCATGGAGTGGACGCCTCCGGTTCCAGTTGGCCGTATCGTCATGAATCCACCATTTAGTTCTGGTCGCTGGCAGGCCCATGTTGAGCACGCTGCTGGTATGCTTGCTGATTGTGGTGTTTTGGTTGCGATTGTTCCTTCCAGTGCTAACAATAAGTTCAAGATCCCAGGGTTCTCGATTGAGTGGCTTGGTGTGTACGATGACTGCTTTGCAGGGACTAGCGTTAGTGTTGCGATAATGAGGGTTACACATGGCGAATAGTCAGCGAAAGTGCAAGCACTGCCAGGAATACAAGCCAGCAGCCGATGGAATCAAAACCCCGGCTGGCTGGTTTTGCTGCCACTCATGCGCGATTGAGTTTGCACGGGAGAAGTCGCGTAAGCTGGCCGCCAGGAAGGCGGCAGCGCAGCACAGAGATCGCAAGATGGAAGTGAAGCCACTCAGCTACTGGATGAAGCGATCACAAGCGGCATTCAATGCCTGGGTGCGTGAGCGTGACCGAGATCAGCCTTGCATAAGCTGTGGTAGGCATCATCAAGGCCAATACCATGCGGGACACTATCGTCCGGCTGGTAGCAATCCAGAATTGAGATTCGAGCCAGATAATTGCCATCGACAATGCGCCCCATGCAACTCGCATCTATCTGGCAATCTGACCGCATACCGCCCAGCACTGATAGCCAAGATTGGCCTGGCGCGTGTCGAATGGCTCGAAGGGCCGCAAGAACCAAAGCGATACCGCAAGGAGGACTATCAAGCCATCGAAGCGGAATACAAGGCAAAACTGAAAGCGTTAGTGCAAGGCTAACTATTTTTTGCTATCCTCTATCTATCAACAGAAGAGGATAGCAAATGTCAAAACTCACACCGCAACAAATGGACAACTCGCAGCTCAATGAGCTGGTTCTCAAGCGCCTACAGGCGGCCTACCAGGCAGGTATCAAGCTAACCGTGCTCAGCTCAAAGACTGGCCTCACTGGCTGGCGTGTGCGGTCTGTGGCTTGCGCTGGGAATGGCTCACCATACAAGTATGCCAGCACGTTTACAGACTCCGAATGCCTGCGCATCATCAATGCGCTGGATGACATAAAGCAATCTATCTAACTAAATAAAGTTTGACATCATTTATGGTTGGTGTATTATTAGATTCATGGAGTGCAGCGCAGTGCGGCACGGAGAGGAGATAAGAAAATGGACAAATTCACAACCGAACAACTCAAGTCTGCCCTGATTGGCCTTCGCAGCAAGACTGACGCAGACAACGAGTCGGCCTTCCAGATGACATTTGACGAAGTATGCGCGCGCATGGGCGATGAAGCCTTTGATGCTTGGTGCGAATCGCTGGGGTGGTAACAACCAAGGCCGCTACGGCGGCCAATAACGACGGAGAGCAACATGATTATTTTTACTGATATTGACGGAACCCTGTTCAACAACGAACACCGAGCGGAGTTTATCCCGCAGGATAAATCGCACACTGACAACTGGCGCAAGTTTAACGAGCTGCATATCTATGACGAGCCGATTCACTACCGCCTACAGTTTTTGCGATTACTGGCCATGCTTCCAGGTGTGCGGATTATCTACGTCACTGGGCGTAGTGATGAATTCCGCGATGAAACACAATCGCGCCTTAACCTGATTCAATCGCCAAAAGGTGATTTGTTCATGCGGTCAGCAGATGATCATCGGGCCTCAGCAGAGGTTAAGCTGGACGTGATTGGCCGATTGGCTCACTCATTCGGAATCGCCAAGTTTGCGCTGATTGATGACGATATGAATGTATGCCATGCAGTAGCAAGCGCATTCAGCAACGCGCACATCGTAAAGGTTCCAAGTCAGGATTGCGCATACCTGGCCACAGCAATGGAGGTTGTATGATCGACTATGTAAACGTGCGCAAGCCGTCAGCATTCAAGATGTGGCTGCGCAAGAATCGAGAGTCGGTGAAGTATGGCGCGATAATGGCCGTAGTAATTCTGGTTTCAGTGTTGGGGGATCCATGGCTGCAGTAACAGATCAATTCATGGCCGCCAATGTTCATACGGCAGAGGTCACGCTGGCCAATAGAGGGTTCATCCGAACAACGCCAAAGCGTGTAGAGCCTAGCCAGTGGATGAATGGCGCTCATAGCTGGGCAACCATTGAGGTCATGCCAAGCGGCAAGGCGATTGTTAAAATTGGCGTCAGCACGATATGAGCTACAAAAGCGGCGTTAAATTCAACTGGAGTGATGGAGGTTATAGATGAGCCTTGGAATACAGTTCTTTTCGCCATGCAGCAGCGAGGCATTCCGTGAGCGGCTGCGCACGGCAGAGATTAAACGATCTCAGGAAGATGCCAGGCTGGCAAAGCAGCGCAAGCCAAGTAAGGCTGACAAATCGCGTGGCGATGCTATGCGAGCTATTGAAGACAAGGCCATGGCTAAGCGCCTTGGTGTTGAGTTTGGAGATTTGCAATGATTGAGAATCCGAGACATTACGGAAGGCATGGTATCAGAGACACAACTCCGCAATGCTTCACTGATGCAAATCCGGTCGTGCGTAAATTCAAACGGCCATTGTTTAGCTATCGCGGGAAAGTGTGGTGCTTGATTGTTATTGGGCTTGCGGCTTTCTGGTCAGTCGGATTTGAGGTGGTTCAAGAGTTGACGCGGTGAGATGATGCGACTACTATCAGCTTATTGCTTCACTCCGCTGTTAGTTCTGTCATCCTCCGTTGTAAACTCCATGTTTGAGCCCCGAAAGGGGCTTATTTTTTACTCTCCGAGTTCCTGCTGTAGTCTGCGCAATTCCAGTTCTGCCTTTTTCCCGTTTGTCCACTGAACCTTTATTGTGACCAGCGTCAGGCATATGCCACATATCGAGCCGACAAACCCGACATTGTTTTGCAGGAACCCCATGATGTCAGCAACGCCAATACCAATCGACCCGCTTGCTACTGCGCCAGCAGCTCTCGCGTCACTCAAAACGACCTGAGTTTTTGCGAGCAATCCGACACTTACGCTCATTTGCTACCGCCCTCTTTATAATGCAAACCCAAACCCTCACGCACAGCAAACCAAGCGCCAGAGCAACCCAAACGGCCATCATCACGCTGCATGCGCTCATGTGCTGGCTTCCTCATGCTGATTATTGTTGTGATCATGATGATGTAAACCACCGTACAGGAGTAATCGTACGATATTGGCGGCATGTATAGCCACCAAATTGCTAGCCCGTAGCAGTTGACCAGAATAAACAGCCCAGCACATGCGGCAACCGCTATATCTCTGCGTGATGGCGTGTAGGCTGTTATGGCCATGGCAACGGCTGCATCAATGAGAATCAGCGCCAGGTAATACATTGGGCTGCTGAGGTGTGGCTCCACCGCCATGTGCAGTAGATACAGAATAGAGAAGGCGAGCGCCAACCAAGAGCGCCGCCAGATGCTCACGACGGCGAGCATTATTTGAAGATATTCATTCAATAACATGTCGTGGTCGCCGTCTTATTTGCGGAGTGAGTCGATCACTTTTTCTTGCCGCCGCCGGATTTGCTACCGCCTGAACGCTGACGCCCATTACCTGCACCCATGTTGCACCTCAAATAAAATGACCTAATTGAGCCTTGAGTATATCATTGTGCTATTGACAAATTAAAGGAGAGTCGCATGGCAACGGTTAAAACTGCGAAATTGACTGGTGGCGCGTGTGCTGTGTCGGCAATTATCGCCATGGTGCTGTCTATGGATACCGGATTGCGCATCAACCAGGCTGGATTGGAGCTTATCGGCAATGCAGAGTCATGCCGCCGAGATCCATACATGTGCCCTGCGCGAGTGCTGACAGTTGGCATCGGCTCAACTGGAAAGGTCGAGAATCGCCGCTATGCAGATAAAGAGATTGCCGAGATGTGGGTGACTGACATTCGAGCGGCTGAGAAGTGCGTTAACCAGTACGCCAACGGCAAGCGAATGACCGACAACCAACTGAGCGCGATCACATCATTCACGTTCAATGTTGGCTGTGGTGCGCTGCAGAAATCAACACTCGCTAGTTATGCAAAGCGTGAGCAGTGGCCGCAGGTGTGCGGTGAGTTGAGAAAGTGGGTTTACATTGGCAAAGAGAAATCAAACGGATTGACTAACCGCCGAGCAAAGGAGATGGCGATTTGTATAAAAAGCTAAACCATCCAGACGGTGATGATTACGAAAACTGGCTTGCAGCACAGCAGGCCGAATACTATCGAGAGGTGATCAATGAGGCTGATTGAAGGATGGAAGAATGCGCACAAATTGTCATCCATGCAGCTTATGGCTATTGCTGCAGCGGTTGAGACTATTAGCGCCGCACTTGGTGACGTGGTTTCTCCATGGGTGATCGTTGGCCTTATTTCCCTTGCCATGATTGCGCGTGTAGTGGCTCAGGATGGCGTTAAATGAGCATACCAACAAAGCTTTGGATTTACGCGTGTGCGCTGATTGTTGCTGCTGTGGCTGGGTTTTGCTATGGCTATCATGTGGCATCTGTGGAGGCGAAGGTGGTAGCTCAGAGGCTGGAGTTGTCACGAGCTGGTGAGGCTAACCAGGCATGGGCAGAGCGCTTCACGCTGCAGTCACAGCTTGCAACGCGTGACCATCAGCTGGCAGATAGCCAGGCAGAAGCGGCGCAGAAGCGCACCGAGACCATCATCAAGCGTGAGGTGATTTACCGTGACAGAATCAAAGATGTGGCTGTGCGTGATTGCGTGGCTAATAGCGGGTTGCTCGACGTATATGACGCAACCCTCGGGCTGTCCAGTTCCGCCGAGTGACCTGATGACACCTCCAGCGATGCTGATGCGCATTGGGGGCAATCCTGATAGGGCTCCGGCAGTGATGAAGCACAACGCAGATGTGCTAAAGAGTGACCGTGACAAGCTGATCCGCTGGCAGAAGTGGTATGAAAAGCCCCTCGATTGAGGGGCTTTAGTTTTAATATCGCTTAATCTCGACTCCTTGCAGGACGATGTTAGTTGTCCCTGCCTGGACATTATACGCAGATATACTACCATCAGGTGCCACTACTATAGTGCATGACCCTATCGGGCCGGCGCCGCTTTGGCACGGAGTCGTGAAGTGCAAGTATGCGTCCTTGGGGGCTAACTCTTTATCAAGCTTAATTATTGCAGTGCCATTAGCCGGAACTGAAGGAATATCAATGCCACCGGTAAACACGGTAGACCCGTCACGTATTGACACGCTTGGTAATGCTACTGATGCTGTTGTAAATGCCGTTTTCCACCGTGATGGTATTTGAGATGGTGCTGATTCACTCACTATCCAGCGTCTGTTTATTGCCCCAAGAATTGATTTTGCATTGCCTAATCCCATCATCATGCGCCCATACGCTGTCGGATGGATATTATCCATCAGGACAGGATCAGCTCCATCAATGTCCAACCACACAGCACCAACAGCCCCTTCGTGCTTTACTGACTGCGTGCTGATAAGGCATGATTTTTCCGCCATTTTCAATATCAGAGCCGCTCTGTATGGTGCTGCAAGATCAGAATTTACTGTGTTTTGCCCACGCTGGCCGTATGGTGCTACCTCGCTTTGTGGGTACCAGCTCGTTGGCATTGATGCTATGAGTCGGACATTATTAGCCGTGCACTTGTCAGCTATAGACCCCATATTTGCTGCGAACGTGGATACTGTCGTTCCGGTTTGGACATCGTTAACCCCAAGCGCGGCGATGCAGAAATCATAGCCATTAATATCCTCAGCGTTAAACCTAGCTAACTGTTGCGCTGACGTTTCACCACCGACAGCCATGTTTTTCATGTATTGTACTTGGCATCCGGCTGAAGCTAAAAACTGGCGCATGTAGTCAATCTGGCTTCCCTGCGCAATATCAGGTTGAGATGTTGAATCACCAAGCGCGATTATTCTAAGGGGTCTAGATCCTACGCTTTTGCACCCTTTTATTTTTGACACTCCACTGTAAACCACATTGTCAGTATTCCCCCTATTGCCGAAAATAACGGCTGTTATAGGGTCTTTTGCGTCGTGCGTGTATAGATGCACTCCGTTTACTAGCACAGAAAACGTTGATTCCCCACTTACCACTACCGACATTAACCCAGAGTTAAATCTGTTTCGTAATTTATCTGTCGGCTCTGATGCGAATATACCTTGAATATTTCCATTATCGTTTATCAGTGTTGACCCAGTTCCTGAGTCGCATTCTACTGTGACAACTTTATTCACAGTTAGAACGCCAATAATCCCGACACCACCAGATGACGTGTAGCAAAATACCTCTTCGCCAATTTTTGATGGCACGGCAAAACATAGTCTGTCGGTTGCAACCGAATGCGGAACGGTGACGGTTGACGCTGTTTTTGTTATTGATATTTCAGAGCGTGAAGATCCAGTTATGTTGTAGCCAGTAACATTGGTCATATCTACTGTCGATGGCACCTCACAAGCTCCATCACCCTGTCCAAGCCCTGGAAATAACTCGGATGGCTTTTTAAACTGAACTGGCGATAATGGGGAATCATATTCAACCGTTGCGTTGTCGACTCTCACTATTAATTCGCGATTGCATTTAACCCCTCTGGAGAAAATTCGCAATCCTGAGTCAACAACGAAAGAAACACCTTCATCAATAACCAGCTCTATTCCTGGAATATCAGATACCCAACCATCAGTTCCGGCGATTTGATACACGCCAGTCCCTCGGAACGGGAATCGCATCTCTTTAACGCCATTGTCTAAACAAAATTGGGTATACATTGACAATGGGGCGAGGTTATTTGTGCCAGATGTACCATCCCAATCGTCCTTCCCGCCAAAATCTCTTATTGTTTTGGCATCCTGATTTCGGTCTGACTGAGATCTGATAACTTCCCCAGATTCTGGCCCTTTCCCTGCTACTAAATCAGTCCCGCCGTCATCGGCCAGCTCACCACGCAGCTCCACATCAGTTCGCGGCACATATCCGCTGCCAACTGCTGTCGGGTCAGCGCCTGGCGCTACTGTATGCGGAAGATTTCCTCCAAATGAATACCAGTTATCATCCCCTGCTGGCGCTGGGTTGTAGATGCACTTATCTGCATCAGCCAAGCCAAGAGTCCCGCCGGTTACGAAATTGAATGATGCAGGCTTAAATCCGACATCACGCAAAACCTTTGGCAGCGTTGTTTGTACTTGTCCGGTTACGGCATTTGTTGCCGTGTCAATGTTGACGCCACTAGCAAAACCACCAGCTTTACCAGTGATAACCTCACTGTGAAATGTGTCGTGCTTCTTTGCTGCTTCCAAAGCCTGCACTGTTAATACATCAGTCATGCTATCCCCTTAGATGTCAAAACCATTGTCAAATCCATCACTAAACGCGCCGCCACCAGTGCTAACGCCGTCATATAAAAATACATCTGGATGATAGTTTACCCCTGTTATCTTCACTGTGCGATCTGTCTGCGGGTCTACCTGAGTTGGAATAATCATCTGCGCCAGATGCCGCGCTTCATTTCCAAAGCTGAACTCTGTTTTTACTGCAGAGTTTCCGGTGTAAATCGCCTCTGATGGAGCGGAAACCATCAGCACTGTGCGAGCATTCGACCCGGGTTCAACGCGTACAGATTCCACTGTGCCATCGCGCCGCTTTAGCTGCAGATAGTGATCGTCTCCGGCGGTGAATTTCACCTCTTGCGATAGCGTCA